TTTGCAATTCCTTCGAGAACGGCGATCAGAAACTCGAATATAGAATCAATAATCTGTGGTGTGTACTGAACCAATGCTGCTAAAACACCTGCTATCGTTTTCAACGCACCATCCGCAATTTGAGGTACGCATTCCACAAGAACATCAACCACTGTGAGTATAATAGCCTTGATAGCTTCGCCGATTACCGGAACGCCTTCTGCAATAACTTTGCATATTGCAACGATTCCATATCCGATTTGCTCAAGTATTGCCGGGATAAGCCCTATGATACCAGTAACTATGACTGTAAGAGCCGCCACTATTGCTGTAGCCCCTGCCGCGCCAGCCGCTGCCAATGCTGTGAGTCCGACCGCAACTGCTGATAAGCCTGCCCCTGCTGCTAGCAAACCCGCTCCAAGAGCAAGAATACCAACACCAATCAGCGTGAACGCTCCAGCAAGACCAAGAATAGCAGGAACTAATGGTCCTAATACCGCCCCAGCAACTCCCATAACGGTAAAGGCTCCTGCAATAGAAACGAGCCCCTTAGCAATTTCTTCCCAACTAAGATGGCCAAGCGTTGTAAGTACCGGCGTGAAAATCGCTAATGCTGCGGCAGCCACAAGCATTGCCGCTGAACCAGATAAAGTCCCTTTCATAAAGTTCAATCCGATTGCCAATTCTGCCATGGATATACCAAGAACTGTTAATCCTCTACCTATTTCATCCCATTGCATACTACCGAATTTGCTCATTGCATTTGCTAAAATTTCGAGAGCCGCCCCTACAATAACGAGGCCTGTTCCAATGCCAACCATGTTTTTAGGCATGAACCTAACTGCAACTGTTACCTCTCCAAGAGCAACGCCCATCGCAGTAAGTCCACGTCCGATTATATCCCACTGCATACTACCAAAATCTGACACCGCTGATGCAAACACTTTCATTGCTGCTGCAATTAGAACCAGTGATACACCAGTAGCCACCACATGACTTGCTTTGCCTGTGATATTCGTAAATACGGCAATTTCCCCTAACAGGACACCGATACTAACCAATCCTTTGTTCAACTGTTCCCAGTCTAAGTTTCCAAAGTCTTTACATGCGGATGCAAGTATTTTCATCGCTGCCGCAAGAATGACAATTCCAGTAGCCGTAGATATAGCCTTTCCTTGAAATTTTGCAACTTTGAGGAATAAAGCGACTTCGCCCATAAGAACGCCAACGCCTGTCAATCCTCTACCTAGCTCGTCCCAATCAAGAACCGATAAATCCTTACATGCGGATGCTAAAATCTTAATCGCTGCCGCAAATATAACAAGACTGGTTGCACCTTTCATAACTTTTTGGCTATTGCCGGATATTGCTTTAGCTGCCACAACAACAATCACTGTAAGACCAGCCACTCCAGTTAATCCTCGTGCTAATTCGTCCCACTGTAAATCTGAAAGCTTCTTTAATGCACTTGCTAATATCAAAACTGATACGGACATCGCAATCATAGCAGCATTTGCCTTTGATACTTTTCCAGTAGATCCGCTAATCGTATTATAGATTGCCATTGCCGCAAGTAAATTTCCGAATAGCACCGTAATACTACCAAGTGAAGCAGATAACTTATCACTATCGATCAAAGAAATTGCCACGATGGATGCCGCCAAAATACCAATGGCAACTGCAATTTTCATGAGAGAATCGGCTTTCAGTTTTGTTTGATATGCTTCAAAGCATCCTCTTACACCATCTAAAACACCGGTTACTCCTTCGAGAATTCCCTTGAAACCTTCCAGTATGCTTCCAAATCCTTCAAATGGTTTACTTACACTGCTAAGAAACTTCGTG